ATAAAACACATAACTTTCTGCTATACCCTCTGCATTAGTGGAGGCACTAATAAAGTCAGTTGATACAGCACGTTTAAACTCTTTGCGGACAATACAATTATCCTTGTTCCAAGGAGTATTGTAGTCCCCGACAGACCCAGTATAGGCACTGTCAGATTCTAGCAAGATGTCATAATTGAGTGAGACACTAGTAGCGGCTGTGAGAGTACGAGAATCTAAAATATTACGCTGACGCATAACTGCATTACGTATAAGAATTCGGCTAGCGGCGGCACTACCCGTGGGTAAATTCATTTTGTAGTAACCTCGGATGACAATCTTTTTCAAAGTAATTTCATTTCCGAGACGATTATCCTCACCAGTGCCTTGCACGATTGAGGATAGCAATGGCACAACATTAGTTGGACGATTGACAGCAGTTATATCAGGACGGATGTCCGTGATATTAACATTTAGTGGGGCACCCACTTTTAGTTCTCTTTGCTTATTGAGCACCGACAGCACTCGCTTTGAAAACGACATTTTAGGCTTATTAGCACCCTTGCGAGCACCCTTGCGATTTCTACGAAAACCCTTTGGCATTGTATATATATGGTTTAGAAAATAAATTTGCTAAATGAATTTCCTAAATAACTACTTAAAGAATTATCTCCCTATATAGAAATGTCACTACCTGATTTAGAGATATTAGAGACGGAGGAGAGGGGTAATACTATTAACCTCTCCTCCTCCCTCCCAAAGCAACCTTTGCAGTATATCCATCATTTTTTCACTTGGAACAACTACTCTATGCAAGACATAGAGACGTTGCGGTCTATGTTCGGTCATATGGCATATGACTACGTTTTCCAAGAGGAAAAAGGGAATAGCGGCACCCCACATTTGCAGGGTGTTGTATCCCTAAAAAACCGAAAAAGATGGACTGAATTTGAATTACCAAAGAATATACATTGGGAGAAAGTTAAGCACGTTCCCGATGCTTACGAGTATTGTAGCAGACCTGACAAACGCTTTGGCGGATGTTGGTCACTTAAATATCCGATACCAGTCAAGTTAGAAATACTGCACGAATCTGAACTACGACCTTGGCAATTGGATGTTGTAACACACGTAAGAACGAAACCAGACGATAGAACCATTTGGTGGTTATGGTCGGCTAGCGGCAACATTGGCAAAAGCACGTTTTGCAAATATTTGGCATACACCTTTAACGCAGTGGTCTGTGGTAAAGGACAGTATAGCGATATTATGAATATTTTATTTAAAGCTAATATGGTTAAAACTAATCTTGTCGTTTTTGATTTGCCCCGAAATAACGGAAATAAGATTTCCTACTCTGCATTGGAGAGCATTAAAAATGGTCTCATAGTTAATACAAAATACGAAACAGGTAGTAAATTATTCAACTCGCCTCACATAATCGTCTTCTCTAATATGCCGCCGTGTGTGGATGCTATGAGCGGTGACAGATGGGTTATTAAGTGTTTGGATTAATCAGGATTTTCATATAGTGCACATATGTGCTCTATATGAAACATAGGATGGTGAGGCATCCTTGGTTTCTAGGAGGGTGTTCTTTTGAACACAGTTTGACGTAATCCACGCAAGCGTGGATATACGCAACAAACTCTGTCCAACAAACACGTTCGGGACAAGCACTGCGCCGTAGGCGCAGCACTCCCCTCACAGTAAGATGCCCCAAGGGGCATCAACGTTTTCTAAAATACTTATTTGTATTAAACGTCATAGAAATAGGGGGTGGCAACCATATTAAACGATACAGCACCCGTGGGCAATACAACAGCAGAGCTCATTGCGGAGGCTGACTGTAACATAAAGAAAGGAAAATCCTCAGGATACGCTGCAACATCGGAACGATAATGCAACACTTTTCCCTTCCCAAAAGTCATAGTGTAAGTATAAAACACATAACTTTCTGCTATACCCTCTGCATTAGTGGAGGCACTAATAAAGTCAGTTGATACAGCACGTTTAAACTCTTTGCGGACAATACAATTATCCTTGTTCCAAGGAGTATTGTAGTCC